CAGCCATTATTTTTTTTCTGTATTTCGGTCATCCTATCATATATTCTTTGATATTTAACACTGCTCATTGTTTGTTTCCTCTATACCTCCTCGCGCTTTAATGTGCAAAGTCGCACCTAGCTCTCATACTGACCTCGCGAACAGTTCTTCCATTGAGAGATCAACTCCCAGAGCTGCCTTGATATTCTTAGCCTCATCAAGTGTTAACGGATACTTTCCGTTCAATTTCTCGACAAGTGTCTGATACCTAATTCCAGTCTTGTTTGATAAATCGACAACGCTTAGATTCTGCCTTGCGAGTTCTGCTTTAACATTCAAATACATGCTTTTCTCCTTTCGATTTATTGTTTTCGAATTTTCGAAAACTTAACTATATCTTACCAAACATTCATTAAATGTC